ACACTATACACTTGCAGATAAGTTTATATATAGAGGTAAAAAACATCAAATAAATAGTATCACTACTAACCTTACTACAGGTGAAAGTGAAATAGAACTCTTAAACATAGTAATAGAATGATAAAACACATTTTAGACTTATTGAAATTAGATGATTATTACGGAGTATCTCCGTATATAGATATAGCTAAAGGTAAATATCAGGCACCTAGAACATTAAAAGAATCACTTAACAAAAGAAAAAGATGGCACAAGCACAATCAGAATATTTAATACAAATACAACTCGTTGATGGTCAGGCTCAAGCTAAACTTAATGGAGTAACAGTTTCGCTTAGTCAAATAGACAAAGAGCTTAAAAATATAAAAACAAGCTCAACAGGAACGAGCGCAGGTCTTAATAAAATAAGCACTGCTGCAAAAGGAACTACTAAAGCGAATCAAGACCTTATATCTTCTTCAGGTCTTGCTGGTGCTACACTTGTTGAAACTGGTAGATTTATATCGGATTTACCGTTTGGTATTACTGCGGTAACCAACAACTTGTCTCAGTTGTCTACTTTGTTTATTACGCTTGCATCTAAAACAAAAGGTGCTGGTAAAGCCTTTAAGCTACTTGGAAAACAATTAATGGGTCCATTAGGGTTTATTTTAATATTCCAAGTTGTAATATCTCTTATACAAGTATACCAAAAAGAAATAATAGGATTTATAAAGGGTACTGATGAGGGTAGAAGGGCTGCTGAAGCATTTGCAAGGGCACTTAAGCAAAAAGGTGGCTTTATTGCTGAATTGAAGATTGCTGAACAGGTAATGAAAGACAACAAAGAAGGTTCTGAGGCTTATCAGGGAGCACTCGCCAAGCTTAAAAAGAACGGCTTTGACCCAGCAACCGAAAGCGTTGATGAGTTTATTAAAAAGCAATTTGAGCTTGCAATAATTCAAGCTGAAATGGAGCAATTCACTGAGCGTGAATCAAAAAGGAGAACTGAAGAGCAAAAAATACTTGCTGATATTACGCAAAAAGAAGAGTACTTAGCAAAACTTAAAACACAAGGTGTAAAGGACTTGGTTCAGGAGTATGAAGTGGGAAAATTGAAGGAGAGGATTGAGGAGATAAACGCTGCTAGTGCTGCCGACATTGAGGGTATTTCGTCAAGAGCTGCTATTGCATTTAAAGATGTAGCTAGTGATGTATCTAAAGGGAGACCCTCTAAACTCAAGTCAATATTTGGCTTCAGTTTACCAAGCAGCGATGAGCTTGAGGAGATAATGAATGAAGCTAAAAATCAGCTTCAAAAGATTACTGACTCAATGCGTGAAAAGAAAGAAGAACTTGACGCTGAAGATGAATTTGCTAGAATTGAATTAAGACGCACAAGGGCGATTGCTGACATTGAAGCAATAACAAATAATGAGGTCGCTAAACGTGAAGCAATACTTGCAACGAACGCTTATTACGATTCACTTGAAGAGGATGCTAGAAAGAAAAAATTGGCAAAAGATAAAGCTACTGATGATGCCAAAGAGAAACTTTCTGACAAAGATAGGTCTAGGAGAAACGAAGACCTCAGGGCATTATCGGGTCAGCTTGATAAGGGGGCTGCTTTGTTTGGAGAGCAAACGGTAGCTAACAAGTCTATGAGAGTAGCCTCTGCAACTATGGATACATATGCTGCTGCGGACACTGCATTAGCAACATTACCACCTCCACTTAGTTTTATTGCTGCTGCTGCAACAATAGCTGCTGGTATTGCAAATGTTAAAGGTATATTATCAGTAAAAGTTCCTGGCGGTAAGGGTGGTGGTGTTTCTGCACCTCCTGCCCCACCTTCATCTATGCAAGCTCCAGACTTCAACGTAGTAGGTGCTACGGCACAAAGTCAACTAGCACAAACTATTGCAGGGTCGGAATCCAAACCAGTTAGAGCGTTTGTTGTCGGTAAGGATGTTACCACACAACAGGAGCTTGATAGAAATAGACGTAGAACCTCAGCACTAGGATAAGAACAAAAAGCAACTCAATAAGTTATTTATATATGGAAGAAATAAAAGTAATCGAACTCATCATTGATGAAGACAATGAGATTAGCGGAATAGATGCTATCTCAATAGTAGATGACCCTGCAATCCAAGAGGATTTTATTATGCTTAGTTCTCAGGAAGTAAAACTTGCTGAAGTAGACCAAGAAAAGCAAATACTTATGGGCCCAGCACTCATACCTAATAAAAAGATATACCGTAAAAGCGGAGATGATGAGTATTTTATTTATTTCTCTGAAGATACCGTCAGAAAAGCCTCAGAGCTTTTCCTGACTAAAGGATATCAAAATAACGCTACTTTAGAACACGATGGGGAACTAGATGGTCTATCTGTAGTAGAGTCTTGGATTATAGACGATACAAATCAAGATAAATCTCGTAAATATGGTTTTGACTTACCTAATGGAACTTGGATGGTGTCTATGAAGGTGTATGACGACTCAGTATGGTCTAATTATGTTAAAACAGGTAAAGTAAAAGGATTTAGTATAGAAGGACACTTCGCAGATGCTATGGAAAGACCTAAAGAACAACTTCCTGAAGAAGCAGAACTTGAGGCCCTTGCTATATTAGAGGAATTAACAGACGCTATAGATACTGAATTGGAAACATACTCTGATTACCCAGATGCAGTCAAGAACAACGCTAAGAACGCCTTAGAATACGTTAAAGAGAATGGTTGGGGCTCTTGCGGAACGCCCGTAGGAAAACGAAGAGCTGCCCAAATTTCTAAGGGTTCTAATTTAAGTGTAAGCACGATAAAAAGAATGAGAAGTTTTTTACTAAGACACGCAAAGGACTTAGAAGTGTCTACTAGCTACTCAGATGGCTGTGGCAAGCTAATGTATGATGCCTGGGGTGGTAAAGCAGGTCTTAGATGGGCTACTTCTAAACTAAAGGAACTTGGTGAGATAGAATTAGAGTCTATAGCAATTAATGAAGATTTTGCAATTATAGATGACAGACTTGCTTATGCAACACAAGAAAAAGCTGAAGAAATGGCTAAGAATATTGGTTGTGAAGGTTTTCACACACACGATTTTGAAGGAAAAATCTGGTATATGCCCTGCGAGAAGCATAAATTAGAAGAGTTACAAAAATGCCCAAAGGGTTACAAAAAAGTATATGGTAAGTGCGTGAAAATGGCAGAAGTGGGTCCTAAAGGAGGAGTAAAAAAGTCTCCTAAAGCTCCCAAATCGGACACTCCGAACCCTAGACCAAAGGGTGAGGGGTCCGCAAAAGGTGATGCGTCTGGAAAGACGGGTGCTAAGGTCTCCCAAAAAGACCGTGCATCCCTACAAAAGAAAGCAGACGAGTTTAACGATAAGTACAAAAGTAAGCTAGGCTATGGAGTGACTGTAGGAGTATTATCTTCTGTATTTCAAAGAGGTTTAGGGGCGTTTAATACTTCCCGTTCTCCTTTAGTTAAGTCAGCATCTCAGTGGGCGTTTGCAAGAGTGAATGCGTTTTTGTACCTAATCAAGAATGGAAGACCACAGAACGCTAAATATACCACAGATTACGATTTATTACCAAAGAAACACCCTAAATCATCAAAATGAGCAGAAAGAAATTTGTAACACCATCAAATAGTAGTCCAACAGGCGGCAGAAGAGGATGTTTATGTAAAGACGGTAAAACTTACAGTAAAAAGTGCTGCGATGGGTCTTTACAAGCGCAAGGAATAGGCCCCACCAGTGGTACTAGTTAAAAATACAACAAATACATATTGTTCTAGTTAAATAGTTAGTTAATTATTGTTTAACCAATTAAATTCATATATGAAAGCTAACGAAATTGTAGAGCGCTTTAAGAACGTTTTACTTAGCACTGAAACTAATGAAGAAGTTGTCGAAGAACAAACTCCTGAAGTTGAAGAGCAAGTAGAATTGTCTGAAGACGCGAAAAACATCGAAGTAGAAGAAGTTAAAGTTGAAGCATCTGAAGAGGAAGTGGAAGCTGCTTACGGAGATGAAAAGAAAATGGAGGAAGAGGAAGATAAAATGGATAAGTATGCTACTAAAGAAGACCTTGCTAAAGCTATGGCTGAAATGAAAGGTATGATTGAAGAGCTTACTGCACAAAAGGAAGAAATGGAAGTTCCAACTGAACTTACATCTCAAGATCCTGCTGTGCAGCCTATTTCTCACGACCCAGAGGCAGTGGTGTCTAAAAAACCTACGCAACTGTTTGCGCAAAACAGAAGTAAATCAACTATTGACAGAGTAATGTCAAGACTAATAAATAATTAAAATAAAATAAAATGCCAAATCCAACTATTACTAGTTCATACGCAGGAGAATTTGCGGGCAAGTATTTATCTGCTGCACTTTTATCTGCTGACACCTTAGATCAAGGTGCTATTACTATTCTGCCTAATGTAAAATACAAGGCAGCTATGAAAGTAGGTTCTTTTTCAAATCTTGTTCGTTCTGCGGATTGTGACTTTGATGCAACTACTTCAGGAATGACACTTACTGAAAAAGTGCTTACTCCTACTGAGTTGCAAGTAAACCTACAAATCTGTAAAAAAGAATTACACTCTGACTGGGAAGCTGCTCAGATGGGTTTTTCTGCTTTTGACAATTTACCTCCACTATTTTCTGATTTCGTTATTGGACAAGTAGCTGCTGAGGTTGCTAAAGCCACTGAAGTCTCTATATGGAGAGGAACTGCAGGCGAAGGATCTTTTAACGGTTTTTCTACTGAGCTTGGTGGTGACGGTACTGTTGTAGATGTTGCTGCAGGTGGAGCTATTACTTCTACTAACGTAGTTGCTAAATTAGGAGCTGTTGTAGACGCTATACCTTCTGGTGTTTACGGTAAAGAAGACTTAACATTATATGTATCTTCTAACATCGCAAGAGCATACGTGAGATCATTAGGTGGCTTTGTTGCTACTATCGGTGGTGCAGGTACTGACAATAAAGGTTCTCAATGGTATAATGGAGGAGAGCTTTCTTTTGAAGGTATAAATATATTTGTAGCTAAAGGACTTGCTGACAACACAGCTGTTGCAGCACAAAAATCTAACCTATTCTTTGGAACAGGTCTATTAGATGACCGTAACGAAGTTAAAGTTATTGATATGGCTGACATCGATGGTTCACAAAACGTAAGAGTTATAATGCGTTATACTGCAGGTATCCAATATGGAATAGGAAGCGACATAGTATTGTTATCCTAATAAACTGAAATACTAATCTAAAAAGGGGTAGGAAATCCTGCCCTTTTTTATAATAATTAAAAATTATGGCTTGTGATTTAACACTCGGAAGAAAAGAACCCTGTAAAGATGTAGTAGGCGGTATAAAGGCTGTTTATTTCTTTAATTACGGAAGTATTACTACTGTTTTTGACAGTACAAACACTGATGTTATTGATGATTTAGGCGCTGTTACTGCTTTCGAATATGACGTAAAAGGGAACTCTTCTTTCGAACAAACTATTACCTCATCGAGAGAGACTGGAACAACTTTCTTTGAGCAAACACTAAACTTAACGCTTCACAAACTTACGGTACAAGACCACAAGGAATTGAAGTTGTTAACATTTGGAAGACCTCACGTTGTTGTCCAAGATTATAATAATAATGCATTTATGATGGGACTAGAACACGGTGCCGATGTAAGTGGAGGAACTATTGTAACTGGAGCCGCTATGGGAGACTTAAGTGGTTATACATTAACACTTACTGGTCAAGAACTAGAACCTGCTAACTTCTTAGAAGGAGCTACTGCTGCTAATCCATTCGCTGGATTAACTGGCACAGTTACTATAACTGCTGGAACTAATTCTTAAACGCAGTAGGTTTACTCTTAAACGCAATAGGCCTCACCTTTATGGTGGGGCTTTTTTGTAAACAAATTACTTGTCTTTAAGTTATATATATATGAAAGTATTACTTCCATCTACAAACTCACAAACTATTAAGATTATACCTCGTTCCTATGTAGAAGCGAGTGATCTTAGTTTGGTGATTACTGAAGACGGAACAGGTAAAACAGAAACACTTACAAGTCTTACTTCTACAATAGTAGGAAACTATATAAGCATCCCTTGTACTTTCTCAATATTGTCAGAAGGTAGTATTTATTTTATGGAGATAAAACAAAGCTCTACATTGTTATTTAGAGATAAAGTTTACGTAACTTCACAAACAGACAGGAAGCAAAAACAAACTTTAAATACTGGTAAATACACAGAACATAGTGCCGAACCTACAGGACAAAAATATATAACAATTTAATATGCCTAGAAAGAAGAAATCAGCAGGAGCAATAAGAGTAGTTAATCTACAGGGTTATACTATTCCTGAGATCAAAGAAGATTATCGAAATCAGTGGGTTACCTACGGACAAGATAATAATTATTTTGGAGATCTTATAGATAATTACTTAAGCAGCCCAACAAATTCTTGTTGTGTAAACGGTATCGTGGATATGATTTACGGTAGAGGTTTGAATGCAACAGACAGCGAAGAAAAGCCTGAGATGTTTGCGCAATTCAAAATGATACTTAAAGACGATGAAGTAAAAAAGATAGTTAATGACTTTAAATTATTAGGACAAGGTGCTATACAAGTTGTATATAACAATTCTAAGACTAGAATTACATCTCTTACGCATTTCCCTATGGAAACGCTAAGAGCTGAAAAAACAAGTGATGGTAGAATTAAAGCATATTACTATCACCCTAAATGGTCTGATTATAAACCATCTGACCAACCAAAACGTATTCCTACTTTTGGCAACGGAGGGGAAAGAGATTTAAGAGAAATATATGTCATTAAACCATATAGACCTGGCTTCTATTATTATGCACCTGTAGATTATCACGGATGTTTACAGTACTGTTCGTTAGAAGAAGAGGTGTCTAACTATCACATTAACAACATATTAAACGGCCTACAACCAAGCTTGCTTGTTAACTTCAATAATGGAGTTCCAGACGAGGAAGCGCAACAACTCATTGAAAGTAAAATCCAAGATAAATTCGGAGGAACATCCAACTCAGGTAAGTTCATTTTAGCGTTCAATGAAGACCCAGACCGTAAAGCTGACATAGAGCCTATACACCTCCCCGATGCACACGCACAGTATCAGTTTCTTGCTGATGAGGCTCGTGAGAAGATTATGCTCGGTCACAGAGTAGTTTCTCCGATACTTCTTGGTATTAAGGATAATACAGGATTTGGAAACAATGCAGAAGAATTAAGAACAGCTTCAGTACTTATGGATAATATTGTTATTAGACCATTTCAAGAAACGATTATAAGCTCATTAAAAAAAATACTAGAGTTTAATAACATAGATTTAAGTCTATATTTTATAACACTACAACCAATTGAGTTTACTGAGCTAGATAATATCGAAACTAAAATTAAACGTGAAGAAGAGACTGGTGAGAAGTTATCAGCAATAGATAGAGTAAAATCATTATTTAAAAAGAAAGAAAATGAAGGCACTGTTCATAACGACTGATGATTTAAGGCGCAAGTCTCTTGTGGGAGGAAGCGTAGATGCTGATAAATTTATTCAATTTATAGAAGTAAGTCAGGATATTCATATTCAAAATTATCTAGGCACAAGCTTATATGATAAGATATCAACATTGATTACAGGAGGTACTATAGACCAAGTAGCAAATGCAGCTTACAAAACACTCCTAAACGACTATATAACACCTATGCTTATTTGGTTTGCTCAGTCAGACTATTATATGTTTGCATCTTACCAGGTTAGTAATGGGGGTGTTTATAAACATAGAAGCGAGTCTTCAGAGACTCTTTCAATGGAAGAAATACACTACTTGGTAGAGAACTCAAAAAGCAAGGCTCAATTCTATACTAGAAGATTTTTAGATTATATAATTGATAATAGCAGTAGCTATCCTGAATATAATGATTCTAGTCAAGACGGAATGTATCCTGATAAATCTGATAATTTTAATGGGTGGGTGTTATGACATATAAGCCTAAGAAAAATAATGTAATTAAACTTAAACAATTTTTGAAGCTATGCCAATACCAAGACCAAAACCAGGAGAAAAACAAAGGGTATTCATTGAAAGATGTATGCTCAAAATAAGTAAAGAATATGGGACTAAAAAATCCCTTGCTATTTGTTACGACATCTATAAAAAAGAGAAATGAGTATATATAAAAAAGCCAGTTTAGCGATGATTCCTAGCGGATATAAGTCTGGTAAGGTGTATAATGTTATCCCTAAAAAGGGTGATATGGACTTTACTCAATTTACAAGAAGCGGATCTACTGGTTCAAGATTAAATAAAGATGGTCTTATAGAAAAATTAGATGCTAATGTACCTAGGTTAGACTACCCAATGAATAACGGCTTATTACTAAACACGCCATTTTTATTATTAGAACCTGCAAGCACAAATCAAATAGTTAATAGCGATACAAGTGATTTCAGTTTAACAAACACAACAAGATCCTCAGCTAATAATTATAGACTAGGTACAATACAGGGGTATGAATATACAATAGGAACGGGTACACCTCAAATGAATATTGTTTCTTATACCACAACCGCTGTAAATCAATACGTTACATTCTCATTTTTTATTGATGTATCATATTTAACAAATACAACTATATACTTAGGCTCTGCTGGAAACAAAACTCAAGGGACGTTTGCTGTTTGGACCAAATCAACATCCTCATTTAGCGACCCTACGGAGAACACTACATATGTAACAGCAAACAGCACTAAACTATCCTTTGTTAGATACAAAGATAATATGTATAGATTTTCTATATCTGCAGAATTTAAAACATCAAGCACAATAACTTTTCCACACATAGAGTTTACTGGTGGTGACGAACCTATATTTATTGGCGGATCACAAGTAGAACAAAAAAGCTTTGCAACTTCCTTTATAGATACTACTGGATCTACAGCAATAAGAAATAATGAATCTGGATTAAAGTCTGTTGAAAGCGCAGGAGACCCAGCTATAAACAGCGTATTAGGTGTAATATTGTTTGAGATAGAATCTTTGGTAAATGATGCTACTCATAAATATATGTCTATAAGTGATGATAGCAATCAAAACTATATTCATTTTGGTTTTAATAATCAAGACAACACAATAACTGTAGTGGTGCAAAAAGGTAGCGGTGCTCCAGAAGTAACAATGAACCTAGCTGTAACCAGTACACTAAGTATAAATAAAGTGGCGTTTTTATATCAAGAAAACAACTTTAAACTAGCTATAAACGGTAGTATATTATCTACAGATAATAGCGGACAAACCTTTCCTGTTGGAACTTTAAACACTATAAGGTTCGATTCTCCTGGTGAATCTAGCTCGAGCTTTTATGGCAAAGTAAGACAGTTTATGTTATTTGATGAACTACTTACCGATCAAGAACTTATTAGCCTAACTGGAGAGGCTCCAGTTGGTGATTTCTGGCAATTTAACACACTTCTTTGGGATTCTGTAGACTCAGAGTGGCAACTAACTTAAAACGGATATATGGCTTCATTAACTAATACTAGAATAAAGGATACTTATATAGCCCTTTTAAAAACTGCTGACAGTGGTAATATAACAAACACTCCTGAATATGTGAGTGATGGCCTTGGTAATTCTTCACAGTTCTCTATTAGTTCAAGGAATATAGGTTTAGGTACAGAAACATTAAATCATATATCAGGAACTAACCCTACACTAACTCTTGCGGGTAGTAGCACTTCTGGCGGACTTATACTTCAACGCAGTGGTACAGATAAATTATATATATATGAACCTGGAAATGACACAATAAGATATCAAACTATAGGAGCTGTAGGACAATCCTTTATTGTAAATAGCACTACAAATGCGTTAACAATTAAATCCAATGGTAATATAGGTATTATAGAAACTGATCCTAATGCTAATCTACACATAAAAACAACATCAGATACAGGATTTACACACGGACTTAAAATAGAAAGAAGCTCTGACCAAACCGCTGGATTTTTAAATGTACAAGGCGGAAACTTAAATATACTTACCGCAAGTTCTGGTTCTAGTATAGTTCTTAAATCTAATAACGTAACAGGTCTTACTGTAAACGATCAAGGCAATGTAGTTGTTGCTGGTACTATATCTGGCACACTTGCAGATGGCGTTGTTGCAACAACACAATCTGCTGGAGATAACTCAACTAAAGTTGCAACCACCGCATATGTAAACGCATCAATAACAGCTGAAGATTTAGATTTTGCTGGGGACAGCGGTACAGGTTCTATAGATTTAGATTCACAAACATTTACTATAGCAGGTACTACAAATGAAGTAGAAACAATTGCTGCTAATCAATCCCTTACTATTGGACTACCAAGTACGATACATACAAACTTACAGGGAAATGTTACTGGTAACTTAACAGGTGATGTAACTGGTAATATATCAGGTGCTACTGCGGTATTTTCTGGCACAAATAATCAAATTAAACTATCCACTGGAACAGCTGGTGATGGTTTTTTAAATATAGGTCATTTTTCAAATGGTACATTTATAGGAACTTATAACGATGATGGTGGTGCTGCAGATTTAATTAGATTCGGTACACATTCTGGCGATGAAAGAATGACGATAACATCTGCAGGCATTGTTCAAATACAATCAGGTGAATTAGAATTATTTGGTGGCCCAAAAGTATTTACATCAAATGCAACAATGACTTTGCAGTCTGACGAAGCGGCTCAAGGGCAAATCGCAGATATTAGATTTAGACTAAGAGGTTCTGAAGCTATGAGGCTTGAAAATGATAACGGCACCGTCGCACTTGGTATCGGATTGACTGATCCTACTACTATGTTAGAGGTTGGAGGAAACATTGGTTTAAAAAGTGACTCTGCTTATTTAAGATTTAGAAACGCAGCAGCAGCAGATTTAGGATATATTACAAACTCAACAACTTGGGGAGATTCAGGTAGTGATTTTTCTATAGGCGCAAGTAGTGCAAATCTTCGTTTTTATACAAACAATAGTAGTACAGAAAGAATGCGTATTGATTCAAGCGGCAACGTAGGAATTGGGGAGGATACTCCTAATTGTAAACTTGATGTCAAAGGCGCTGTAAATACGACTGTTATTGCCGCTACAACTTTAGGTGATGGGGGTGGAGCTGCAAATAGAGGGTTAGCTATTAGGACTGATACTGACGGTGGCGAAGTAGCAACAGTAGGTACTGGTACAAATATGTATTTAAATACAGCTAATAATCTTTATTTGCAAAACGCAAGTAATACAAAGGTCATAATGCTTGCTAATGGCAACGTCGGGATTGGAAACAGTAATCCTTCAGCACCATTAGATGTTGCTGGAATTGTTAGAATTTCAGAAAGTAGCAACACGGCTTTTTATGGTGGTAATTACGTTAGAGTGTTCAGCGATCAAAATTACGGATTTAGAAACAGTGCAGGTACTTACATAGCAAACATATCAATGAGTGGAAACTCATATTTTAACGGTGGCAACGTTGGTATCGGAACGACTGCGCCAGTACAAAAACTTCACATTGTTGATACAAACGGGGCTAATATAATATTAAATTCAAACACTGGAGCAGAAAACAACGGTATTTGGATGACAGAAGGAGCAGCAGCAAGCCCTTATACAGATGGTGCTTATTTGCATTATGATAGCACAAATAATGCTTTTAAAATAAATACTGGTGCATCTTCATTAACCACAAGGTTTACTATTGATAGAGATACTGGTAATGCAACCTTTGCAGGAGATGTTTTAGTAGAAGATAATTTATATTTAACTGACGGCGGAACTGTAAGAGGTAAAATACAATTAAATTCATCTGATAGAGACGATCTAGATATTAAAGTAGTGTCGCTTGGTAGTAATATGAAATTTTTTACTGTTGACACAGAAAGAATGCGTATTGATTCAAGCGGTATACTTTTAATAAACTCAACTTCTACAGCTTTTAGTGATAAGCTTTACGTAAATGGAGATGCCTATACAACAGGAGGTTGGAGAGTAGGTACTGCAGGAACCTTCGTAGGTAAATTAATAAATAACGGCGGTAAACTTACATTGATGAGCGATGGAAGTAGAGATGTACAGATTGGGAACGATGGCAACCCGTCAATGTTGTATGTAGATACTTCTGCAGCAAATGTCGGAATCGGAACGACTTCGCCAAGAGAAAAACTTGATATTGCTGCCGGAAGAATTATTTTAGATCAAGATTATCAATTTACCTGGGCAAATGGAACAACTAATAGAGCGAGAATATATGGTGATAGTGGAAATAATTTTATAGTTGAAAATGGTTCATCAAATACAGAAAGACTTCGTATCACTTCTTCAGGCAACGTCGGGATTGGGACGACTTCGCCAGCTGTTAAATTTGAAATATCAGAATCCGGTGCTGCAAATCTACGATTAACTTCTGGTGTTTCTGATGGTGATGATGTAGCAGCGGTAATATCATTTTCAAATGCTGCTGGTTCAGGTGGTGTACAAGGTAGAATTGAAAATGTAGCAACAGAAGATAATAACACTGTTTTTAAATTTTATAATGATAGTGGTACAAGCGCTAAAATGACATTGAACCCAAATGGTAATATGACTATTGCGGGTACACTTACACAAAACTCTGATGCAAGTTTAAAAGAAAATGTAAAAGAAATAGATAACGCCTTGAGTAAAGTAAAACAATTACAAGGTGTTGAGTTTAATAAAATAGGAAACAATAAAAAAGAGATAGGTGTAATCGCTCAAGACGTAGAAAAAGTATTACCCGAACTTGTATTAGAAGAAGACGGTGTAAAAAGTGTAGCATACGGAAACATTACAGCTGTTCTTATAGAAGCTATAAAAGAACAACAAGAGCAAATAGAACAATTAAAAAAACAAATACAATTATTAAATAAATAAAATGGCAAATAAATATGAGTGGACAATCCACGTACTAGACGTTCACCCTACAGAGGATGAACTATCCAATGTTGTTTATAATTTACATTGGCGACTAACAGCAACTTCAGATGAATTAGATCCTGAAGGCAATGCTTACAAATCAAGCTCAATAGGTACTCAGGTAATAGGTTCGCCTGATCCTGATCACTTCACTTCTTTTGATGACTTAACAAAGTCTGAGGTAGAAGGATGGTTGGAAAGCTCGGAGCTTGATATTGATCTTATCAAGTCATCATTGGATAATCAGATAAAGCAGTTAATAACTCCTACATCGATATCTAAAAATGCGCCTTGGTAATTGTTAACTTAGACTATTAATTTTAAATTTATATAAAAATGGATAAACAAAAAAAGACCCCAGTAGTTATAAATGATAAGGAGTATATCTTTGAGGATATGACAGATGAGCAAAAAGCTCACGTAAATCATATAGCTGATCTGGATCGTAAGATTACAAACTCACGTTTCAATATAGAACAATTGGAGTTTGGTAGAAAAGCATTTATGGATGCTCTTTCAGAATTATTAGACAAATAATCACACAAGGTCAGGTGTTTTAATTAACACCTGGCTTTAAATAAATAAAAATGGACTTAACAACATTTAAAGTATATATTCTTAATCTTTCAGCTATAACAGTTAGTACATTTGATATCTTAGAAGACGGTTTAAAAGTATTGTTATTGGTTGTATCAATAGGATACACTTTACAAAAATGGTTAGAGTTAAGAAAAAATAAAAATGAATAATTGTCATTTTTGTGTTAACTGCGGATTATGTTAAAACACTTTAATTATAGTGAGTTTGACAGCCCTGATGTACAAGGCTCTGGTCAAATGATGGATATGCGCATACTTACAATGCTGGATCAAGCTAGAGAAAACTTTGATAGACCTATACACATCACAAGTGGGTTTCGCACAAATTTCTGGAATGAAGAGGTTGGTGGTGTAGAATCAAGTAGCCACCTTAAAGGATTAGCAGTAGATATACACTGTAATACACCTAGAGATAGATACCACTTACTTAACTGCCTACAAGACGTAGGCTTTAAACGCATTGGGGTAGCAGATACCTTTATTCACGTAGACATAGATCCAGACAAAACACAAGAATTAATTTGGTTATACTAATGAAAAAGTTATTTAAAGCAATTACAGGAGGTTTACTGAAGGATATTGGAAAAATAATAGACAACCTCCACACAAGCGAAGAAGAGCGCTTAGAAGCCAAGCAAAGGCTTGAGGAGCTGCTTGAAGCAGCAGATAAAGACGCACAACAACAAGTTACAGATAGATGGAAGTATGATATGCAAAGTGATAGTTTCTTGTCAAAAAACATTAGACCACTTACTTTGGTCTTTCTTACGGTTATGTTTACCTTATTGGCATTTACCGACGGAAACATTGGAGAGTTCAGTATACAAAAGGAATATATCCCTATTTTTCAAACATTGCTCATTACGGTGTATGGTGCGTATTTTGTTGGAAGAACTTTGGAAAAGAATAAAAAAGGTGGCAAATAAATTAATTAGTGCATTTTTACCAAGCAAAAGAGTAAAAAGACCAGGTATTCATTCTAAGAACGCATCTCCTGGTAAAAGAGGACACAAGAAATCTTATCGAGGACAAGGGCGTTAATTCTTAAACGCAATGGGTATACACGAGCTTAAGCACTTCGAATATGAAGAGTTTGACTGTAAGTGGTGTGATAAACACTCTACAGGATTTAAAAATATGGACCGTCACTTTCTTCAGATGTTAGACGAAGCCAGGGTTTTATCAGAACTAAAATTTAAAATACTTAAAGGATTTGTATGTTACGGTTGTAGGCATAAAATAAATGAAGTTGAGAACTCATCTCACTTAATAGGCAGAGCTGCGGTTATACAATGTAAACACTCATATAAAAG